GGTAATCGCACAATTGCTTCCCAAAACGGTCTGTGCGGCAGTGCCATCACATTGCATTTGGAAAAGAATATTTGGATCATCCATAACATAAGCCACAGCATCAGAAGCCGAAGTATCGGCAACCCACTGCTGGTTGAATGTCAAGTTCTTGGAATTTGGGTCGGTGTATTTACATCCGACAAAAATACCTACAGGAGTCATAGAAGTGGTACCAGCATCTTTTTCAACTGTACCAGCAGCCACTAATTTGACAAAGTCACCATAAAAAATAGCAGTGTCGTAAGCACTTGCAATTTTAATATGACGAACTTTTCCTGTGAAAGAACCATTACAACTCAGTCCAGCTTGGGGCATTGCGCCATACGGCGTTGCACTACTAGGCATAACTGTGCTCCTTAGTCACAAGATTAAAATTTATAACCACAAGAATTATTTCTTGCGATTACTCCCGAAAGAAACCCTTGTTTGCCTTTCCGGTTTCATCATAGGCATTCTGGGGTCATTCTCTCTTAGGTAATTATTGTCTATGCCATCCATCTGTTGATCAGCAGCGTTTTGATAATACTCTCTACGCTGTTCCACAATTTCGGATGTGCATTTACACAATAACAACCCTCCAACTTCAATTGCTCCTTCCTGCGCCCAACGCGAGTTTTCATCAGACAGAATTTTCAATTCTGGATGATCCTCGGACTTGACGGGTTCCCACCCCTCTCGAAACCTACTGGATACGTTGGTGTTATCAGGTTGACCTACCATACTGGTACGAATCCATCTAAACACCCAACCATCTCTTGGTTCAGGGTCAGGTAGAACATTTGGTGGAGACCACGATTTTTTCCGCTCCGTGGTTTTACGGGTTTCCTCCCTTCGGGGGGTGCGCTCTTCAGACATTGTTCATATCCTTTATTAGTTGATTAGCATATTGCTTTGGTGTCAACCCAAGCCTCTTTGCGAGGGAAACTTGGGTAGCCGTTAACTGCACTTTGCGTGGTCTTGCACTGTTGTTGCGTGTAGCTGGTGCTACCACGGAACTCTGAGATGTCGTAGTAGGTGGCTGTCCCCTTTCCATCCCAAAGTAATCAGGAAATACTTCCTTCATGCGTTTGTCAATCCTTGTATAATAATCTTCCGATTTTGGATCAACATTTTCTTGTCTAACCAGTTTCTCATGGATTCCATAAGCAAAACTGGTCATTTCGGGATCACTCCCAAACCATTGGTTCTTGGCTTGCCAAGCAACCGCGTCCTCATCTGGTGCTGGCACCTGTGGTCGCTGTGGCACATACTGTTGCTGTGGCATTGGCTCTTCTGGTATTTGAGCATTAAACTGCTCTGCACTTGCCGAATCCATTGTCGCTCTGGTCAATGCCTCTTGTGCCTTAACCATTGCTTCAGTATTGCCTTGCTCGTAAGCCTCTTTGTATTTTTGTTGCGCTGCTTCGGTAGCAAAGGCTGCTCTTTCTTCAGCTTGTTTCCCCAAATATTGCTGACCATCGGAAACCAATTGGTTCAAACGATCATTCTCGGCTTTTACGCGTTGGGCATAAACAATTGCTTCATCACGCAACTTGGCAGACTGTTCCTTCCTTCTTCGTTCCTGATGAAAGTCGTACTTCAGTTTTTTAATACGTTGTTTTGCCAGTTTGCCTACATTGGCTATTTCCTTATCAACAGCCTCGTAATCAATTTTATCTTTAAAGACTTGATCCTTTACGCGCTTATCTTTCTTAGGAGTCTCATCGACAATTTCAATCTCCAATTCTTCTGCTTGGGCTTCGACATCTTCATTAGGTCTAGTGCCAATCTGTGATTTGATTCCCAAAAATTTCTCTTCGGAACTCATGCCTGTATCTTCTGGTATTGTTTGTTCTGCTTCACTCATACTTTTTCTATTCCCCTTGGATCATCGACTACCGCCTCAACATTGTCGTCATTGATCATACGAAACTCTTCGCCATGAATCTTAATGCGAGTGCCACTAAAAGACCGAAACAAGACAAAATCTCCAACCTGACACCAAGGTCCGGTTGGAAACCTTGTTTTATCCTTGTAGCAATCAGTTCCCATTTTCATAACGAAGCCAACTATACTGGAAACTTCCTCGTAGTGCAGGGTTTCCTGCGCCTTGAGAATGCCTCCTTCAGTCTTTTCTTCCTTATTAGGGATTGCAATTAGGATTCGATAGCCAGTAGGCTCTGGCAACTGAGTTGCCTGTTTCTGTTCAATATTGTCATCAATATTAAGAGCGGTTTCCATTGTTCCTCTCTTTGCGTGGAAAAAAAAGGGTTTCCACGTTCCCCTTTAAATTCAGCGCTTAACCGAAAAGAAGCACCGAATTAGAGTCGCTCTAGTTCCTCCACAATGTCAAGAAACTCACGCTCTGCGAGGGCTAACCCCTCGATTACGCCTGTTTGATGTTTGTATTCATCAAAGTCAGCGCAGCTTCCAGTCGCAACATTATCAGCCCTGTCGTTCATCAAGCCTCGTAATCTCGACTTGAATTTCTCGATCAGCGTATCGCCAATAAAATCACTTCTAGCCATCATTATTACCAGATGTTATGTCAGATGCAAGTTTTGCTGCAATTTCTGCTGCCTTGGTTGCCTCTTCACTGGTTATCTTGTCTCCTTTTGTTTTCGCATCAATTATGTCGCTGATAAGTTTTTGTTCCAGTCCAGACTCGGCAATTTTCTCCTGCGATTGAATCCTTTCAATCTCAATGGCATCCTTGGATTGAGCTTTCTGCATATCAACCTGAGCCTTCATCTGATCCGCCTGTGTCTTACGTTGTACTTCAGCTTCCTTGATGTCAAGCTCACGCTTCTTGGCTTGAATCAATGGGTCTTCCATTTGTTCCTGAATCTTCTGTTGCTGTGCTTCTATCTGCTGTTTCTGCAACAATTTCTCGGCTGCCTCTGCGACCAGTGTGGACAGTCGTTTCTCAATACTTTCAGGCAATAGCTCACCCAATGGTGGCAATTCTGTACCCAATTCCATTTCAATTTCTGATCGATACTTGAATGCCAGATGCTCGCGGATATGCGATTCGACTGCTGCCTGCAATTGTTTCATCCCCTCTGGATTGCTTGCACCAATTTGTTCCAGCTCAGGGTCTTGCATTGCAGTCATGTGCACTGTAATGTGCGCTTCCTGATCCTGATACTCAAACGCCTTGACTGGTCTGCTATTGATCATATCCATGTTCTCGGTAATAGGATCGGTTGGTACCGCTTCGTCATCAATTGGAATAATCTTCTCTGCATCCCTAATGCCCAAGGTGTCCAGCATTTGCCTGTGCAGTTCTGGCAGGTTATACATTTGGGGTGCCTGCGATGCCAATTGCAATGCAGCCTGATATTGCATGATCCGTTGTGCCATTGTCGCTGAGTTCGGATCAGAAACAGGCATCACATCGATTCTGTCATCAAAGTCTTCTATCTTAATGCCTGCTTCCGGTTCAACCTCATAGGGGTACTGAGGCGAAGTAAAGTCCTTGATCACATTGACCAAGATATTAAATTCCTGTCGCATCGAGGCATGGAGCCTCGCTTGGATCGCGCTCATCACTTTCATTGCGCGTTCCAGAATTGCCAGTGTGGTACCCACTGGAGCTTCTTGTTTCATGTCGGCTACATTGAGATCGGAAGCACTGGTAAAGCGTCTGCCTTCCTCGACAATGTTGCCCAATAACTGGTATAGGACTGTTGATGGTTCCTTGTAGGGCAGGAACGAAATATTGTCCCTGATTGCTCCACCGGGAACATCGACATCCCGAAACTCACCGGGCATGATCGGGGTGTCATCGCCCTTGATCCTTAATCCTCTGGACTTCAGACCACCGGGAAGATTCGATAAAGTACCTGCGTCTATCAGTTGTCTGAGCAAAGAAGTGGCTGATTTTGCCAAGCCGCCAATCAAATGCACCAGCCCAAACCCATAAAACCCGATTCCGGGCAAATATTGGTAGTGTGCAAAATGCTGGCGCATCATTCTGTTTTCATCCTGTTCATACCAGTTTCTGCGAACCGAGAGCACAATCTTGCTGGAAAGGTCTATGGTCACGACATAAGGCAACGCAATGCCTGTCTCGTTTCCAGTCTCATCGGTGTCTTCAAATCCCTCAAGGTCTATGTTGACCATCATTTCCAGCAATGTATAGCGATTGTCAAAGTCATACGAGGACTTGTCTCCTGTCAACTCATCGTATTTCTTCCTGATGTCGTCAGGATCAGGGGCAGCATCGGGGAGTTCAACATCCCGATAAAATCCAGATACCTGCAATTTACGCACATCATTGGTGGTTTTCTTCATCACATGGGTAGCACGATCCGCCATCAGCAGGTCGGTTGCCCCATAAGACACAATAAAATCTTCTGCGGGAACGAAAATAGCACAGGGTCGTCCCATGTTCGGGTCGTAATACACTTTCCTGAAAGCCGATCCCGCCAATGGCAATGAGAATAACAGCTTCTCGGTCTCTGTCCTGTACTCTGTCATCTTGTCTGTCAACAGGTAATTCATGTAATTCTGCACCCGCATCGCCTGCTTTTCCTTTTCCTTGGTGTCCAGACCAAGAACCTTGGTGTGGACTGGTCCAGCCGAAGGAAATATCTCGGTAATCGCTTGGCTCTGGAAACGCACCACCGCTTCGGTGAGCATCGGGTGAAACACCCCACAGGCACCGGGCCATGGTAAAGTTCGGTCTTCTATCTTTAGTCCAAGCTGGTCAAGACCCTTGATGTAGGTATCTTCCCACTCACTGCGGGAATCCCGATCCCCTTGGTATTGCCCCACCAATTCAGAAGACAGCTTCTGCAATGCATCCTCGCTCATCTCATCGGCAAGGTTGGCAAAGAAATCACCAGTCTGCTCAAATGCATTGGGATCAAAATCAATCAGCATCCCGCCATCTTCGGTTTCTGTTTCCAAAGCATCAGGTGGCATAAGGTCTACTTCCACTCCTGCTTCAAGCTCCCCTTCTATCGGGGTTGCTGGGGTTATTCGTTCTATTGCCATAAATTAGTAATACTCCGCTTTGCTTT